TATCGTAATTTTAGCAATCTGCAAATTCGACTATGAGGAATTTAAAAAGTTTAAAGAGGAAATAAATAGCAAATAAAGGGCTTTAAGCCCTTTAAAGAGCGTTTTAAACCACTTTAACGCTCTTTAAAAGGTTTAATTTAAGGAAAGACGGTTTGACGACTAAGCAAAAAATTCACCTCGATAATCTACACGCAAAAAAGAGAGCATCGTATCAAGCTAGACTTAATAATGTTCTAAGCTACGATCTTAGTTTTTACCGCTTTAAAAACGGAAAACTAAACGTATCTAAGTTAGCTAGGTGCAGTGGTTTAAGCCGTGGATTTTTAGAAAAAGAGCTGTGGAAAAAAGGATTATAATGAGCGAAATTTTCGAGTTTTTAAAAAGTTCTAGCCTAACCAAGGATAGTTTCAACGAAAAGGTCGAGTTTTTGATAGAGGGCTTTTTAGTAAAACAGCTAATCACACTGATCTACGCTGACGGCGGCACGGGCAAAAGCTACATGGCCTTTGCTCTAGCTAAAAAACTTTGCAAAGAGGGTCAAAGGGTGTTTTTCATAGACTACGACAACCCCGTAGGTGTACTCAAACAGCGCGGCGTAGATAGGCTACTTATAGAAAGCTACGAGAATATGAATTATATCCAGCGCTCCACTTTGGAGCTTTGCGGATTTGAGCTTGTTTTAAAGCTAGAAGAAAACGCCGTAGGTAAAGCTTACAAAGATTGTGTTTTTATCCTGGATAGCTTGCGGGATTTCGTAGACATTAACAACGACAACCGCATAAATAGACTGTTCGGCGCGTTTAAGAATTTACGTGAAGCGGGAGCTACCGTGATCATCCTTCACCACTCTAACAAAGACGGTAAAAACTATCAAGGCAGCAACCATATAAGAAATTCTCTAGACGTTATGTATCATCTACTAAAACGCCCTAGTAAGGAAAACGAGTTAAATTTTTTACTTGAAGTAGCCAAAGAAAGAGCCGGAGTAAAAGATAGCGGTTTTTGCGTAAAAACGCTAAATTTAGAACTAAACGAGCTTGATGTAGAAGTAGCTAGAATGAGCGAATACGAGCTAAATTTTACTACTCTAGCGCAAAAAATACTAGCCAGCGGAGATCTAAACAAAACCGAGCTGCTAAACGCTATGAACTACGAAAAAGACGATAGAACGGCTAGGGATTGCCTCGATAAATTCGACGGCAAGCTATGGTTTAGCCGTAAAACTGGCAAGAGCGTTATATATAGTTGTAAAGCGGAGACTACAACCGATACAACTATTACAACTATAAGGGAAAATACCTTAAATTTGGCGGTTTGAGATGAATACGAGCGAACTAAAAAAATACTATATAAAAATGATACAAACATTGAAGCACAACTATTTCGTGGACGACGAGTGCAGGAAGGTGTATTTACAAGCACAATTTGGCAAAGATAGCCTAAAAGAGCTAAGTATAGAGGAGCTTAGGGTCGTGCTAGAGGTTGTGGGATATAAGCCCCATAAAGACACAAATTTTAAAAGACCTGCGCGAAAAAGTAAAGCAACCCGCAAAACCAAAGCAAACAAAACGTCTAGTCCTTCTTTTGTAGCCGGCGAAGATCTAACGCCCGCTAAAGGCAGCCGATACGCGACCAAAAAGCAGCTTGAAACTATGGTCGGTATCTGGGAAGAGATAGCCAACGTAAAAACGGGCATGGCCCTAAGAGAGTTCATCTTTAGGATAGTTAAAATCAGACCTTTGCATCTTAAATTTCTATCAAGGAGCGATGCCGCCGACGTCGTGCAAGCCCTTATTCAAATGAAAGACAAATACTACAAATGATAAATAACTTCGATCTATTCGTTGAATTTTATAATAAGGTCAAGGAAAGCTCCGATATAAGCGAGATCATCAAAGAATATGGTGGAGCTAGTATCTATGTACCAAGCTACAAGGCGACATTTAGAAATCAGGACATACTAAGACAATACGATGAAGGCATAAGAGCAGGCAAGAATAGCTCCGTAGTTATAAGAGAACTAGCCCAAGTTCATAATCTAAGCTACAACACTATAAGCAGCATCACAAAAGAAGTTAGAGAGCCGAGTTTGTTTGAATGCGAACAATAAGAAAGGATGAAAATGCAAAAAGAAATATACGAAAATTTAAGAACGATCGATGAAAGTATTGATATAATAAAGCAATCTATCTTAAATTTAAGCCAAAGCGATATATTACCAGGTAAGTCATTTAGTGTATGTGTAAAAGCCTTAAAGATAAAGATGGATGAGGTAGAAACTCTTATAAAGTGGGCGGAAAATGGCAGCAGAAGAGATATTAATCAAGCTTTGTGAGCTGGCGCGAAAAGATGGTGGCGCATCTCTTGAGCAAATTTTAAAAGAAGCATTCAACGAATATGATGAATTAAAGCTACTTAAAAAGCGTAATTTGCTTTGTGAGCATTGCAAATATGTATTAAAAGAAATAGGAGCTGCGGATGATACTCTAACAGATGTGTTACAGATCATATCTACCCTGAATGCAAAAAGAGAAATGATACTTTTTAGAGATACGTTAAATTTAACGCAAGAAAAGCTTATTAAATCTATATTCTCGCATTACAAAGATAAAAATAAATTCCAAAACGAAGTAAATATTGATGAGATAGTTGATATTGTCGTAGAGTTTGAAAGTGAAATACAAGATGCAGACATCAATGAAGAACAAAAAGAGACTTTAAAACAACTTTGCCTTATCGTGAAAGAGGCAAAGGAAGAAAGTAAGATAATTGGCTCTAATAGAGCGATTGATAAACTTCATACTCTTTTTATAGGCAAATTCTTTTTATATGGTAAAACTATTTTAAACATAAAAGATCCACGGATACTAGAAAAAATAAAGTGGATATATGCAAAAATAGGAGCTGCAAATTCTATCATCAAGACACTCAAAGATTTTAAAGATAATTTGACGGATATACTTACTTTAACTTGTTGATTATAAATTCTATCGTTGCATCTTCGATAGCCTGCTTTGTCCTATTTGGCAAATGTCCACTTTTATCCACTGGCAAGAACGGGCGAGCCGCGATTCTTACGTTTTTACTTCGTCCCGCCTTATTGGTGCCGAATTGATGAACTAACCCGTAAGCAAAGCCGTTTTTATTCGTATTATTAGATACCGTGGCTTTTTTATCGTCTGCTTTAACTATCCATTTATCCGCCAAATTTCCGTCCGATCTTAAAATATTAGATGACTTTCCTAGTTTTTGTTTTTGCCTAATCGTACTAGGTTTCAAGGCCTGCCATTTTTGTCCGAACGGACTGCTCTCGTTCTCAAAACTAGCTTCTATTTCGTTTTGTAAGATATTGCCTAGCGTTTGCATTAGCGGCTTGGTTTTTTTCTCGATATTTTGCAGAGATTTTAGCTTCATTTGCAGCTCTTCTAGGCCTTTAACTTCTATCATTGCGTTTGTCCCCTTAAAATGTGGTATAATTACACAAAGTAGATAAGAGATGGCCCAGATTTGGCAGGGTTCCAGTTGCAAAAGCAAGCTGTATATGACTTGGGTTCGATGCCCGGCCTTGTCTACTTTATCTTTATATATCTTTTTTTATCTTTCAAAATAGCTTTATAATTTTCTACGGGTATCCTCGTAATAGTCGCTATAAAATTATCGGTTTTAAATTTTTTAAGTGTATAGTCTAGGCGGATGACGGCGTAATTTACCATGTTATCGTTTTGTAGGCTATTATAAAAATATAGTAAAACATTGTCCTTTTTATCGTAAAATACGCGTTTAGCTTCGTCAAATACGCCTACTACGGCTTTTATTTCATCGATATTGGGCTCTTTTCCCTTCGGCTTGCTATCTCTCGTGATGTGCGAGATGGTGTTTTGATAAACGGCTATACTGGATGCTTTGGGCTCTACGTCGATGATTTTTAGATTTTTCTTGATACTTTGCTTTAACTCCCCTACTTGAGCCACCTGATAAATTTTATCTTTGATGATTTTACCGCCAATTACGGCATTTACCATATCATCTAAGCTTTTTTGCCAAACATAAATATCTCTTTCATGCTCGAAGTTTTCTAATGCCTGCTTTAAATTTTTCTTTGCAAGAGTTGAAGTAATGGCGCCCAAGGCCTTATTTTGCTTATCTTTTAAAATTTCGTCTGTCTTATCGATTTTACCTGGGTTGTATCTAAAATCTTTTTCTGCAGCTTGTGGCAAAAAAGAGCCATCTGCAAGCGGCACGATGCCTCTAGCTACGCATTCGGCCTCTGTAAGCACCTGCACCTTGCAGCGGCACCCCCAGCCGTTTGGCGGATAATTGGTATCCCAAAATTTATCCGCCTTGGGCAGGGTCTTGCCGTGAAGCTTCCTGTGGGCTTCTCTGGTCCTGCCGTCTAGCACGGCGGTATAGCGGAAGTATTCGCCTAGGCTTTGCATCTGGCTTTCATACCTAGCCTTGGCGTAGGCCGTTCTCATGTTGGTATTAAATATAGTCCTTAGCCGCCTATTGCCTACGTAAATTCCTTTTTCTTCGCCAGTCTTTGGATCTTTTACCTTGATATTTCCTAGCCAGCCTTTCTTTGCAAGCATAGGCTTTACGCTCTTTTTCCACTCGTCAAACCCAACGCCCTCTTTAAAGGCTTTGGCGAGCGAAGCCTGCGTATCCTTTAAAAGATCTAAATTCATCATCTTTGCGACGGTAAAAGCCTTTTTATGGGCGTCGTGTATGATTTCGTCGTAATCGAAATGGATCTCCGGCTTTTTGCTCTCTAAATATTCATAAACCGCCGTAGGCTCCTCGAAAAAACTAAATTTCATCTAGATATCCCAACATCTGCGCATTGGCTACGGCTTTAAACATCAAGGGTTCAAGCCTCTCAAATGGCAAATCATAAAGCTCATAAAGCTTATCGAAAGCCTCTTCGTAAGTCTCGCTGCTTGCGATTAGTTTGTTTAAGGCCGCTTCTATCTCGCCGTCTTCTATATCCATCTCGTCCGTGGCTTTATCAAATCTATCCATTGGCTTCGCAGACGAGCCAAGCCCGTCTTTGCGAGCGGGAGTTTTCAACTCCCTGCACCCACCTAAAGCACACCGAGCCGTGCCAGGCTCGGCGTATTCATTGAGTGATATTTGCTTATTTACCTTTAAATTTCGGTCTTTTTCATGCGCTTGCTCGCTTTCGTCAAGTTCGATGTTATACGTAGAGGTTATATATTTTTTGGTCGGAGCAAAGCCCATATCGTATAGCGTCTTGTCTCTTGCAGCGCGCTCAGTATTAGGAGCGTCTTCGTCGAATAGTTTTGCGTAAAGCTCGCCGTTATAGCCGTTTATCTCCTTAAAAAAGCTTATGGCTTTGTTCATCACGAAGATTAAAATTTTAGCATCGTTTGCGGCCAAATCCTCTCTGATTTCATTATGTGTCTTTGCCGCGGCATAGCTTCCCTCTTTTACATCGCTAGTCAAATTTGCGCCTAAAATAGCCTTACTGATTTGATTGTCGAGGTATGCGGGAAGTCTCGTAAAATCTACGTTTGAGGTAGGCTGCACCAGCGTGATCTCCTCGTCCGTGTCTATGACCGCGCTATCGCCGCTAAGCATAGCTTGCACTTCTGCAGCCATTTCGTCGGGCTCGTAGCTAGTCTTTGCTATCGCCCAGGGCGATCCGAATTTTTCTAAAAACCTAAACCAAAACTTTAAACTGGCGTTTTTCATCTTTACGGGAAAATACAGCTTTTTCAGTAGCCCGTCTCCGTATACCTTTCTAAAATTCGCTCTGTTTAATGCGTATATAACTTTTAAAGGCGGAATACTTCGCTCACTTCCGCTTGCATTAAATGTGAACTCGCCCGCGTCGTTAAATTTAAACTGCCTAAAATCGCGCTGCACTAGTCTTGGGTATACAAGACCTTCTTTTTCTTTGTAGTTAATCTCGAATACGTTTAATCCGTAAAGATAAGTCTCTAAAATTTGGCTGACTACGTCGGGATTAAAAATCTTTTTAAATTCGTCCTTAATTTTTTCATCGTCGCAAACGATTTGGATCTCTTTTTTCTCGGTCACGGACTTGCGGCTCACGTCGCACTGCGTAACGGTAAGATCAGCTAGTATCATATCCATATCGTCGTCGCCTACACTCGAAACTCCTGTATTTATCAGCAAATCTATCAGAGTACCGTTTTGGGGGATGGGAGCTGCCGTTTTGCGCTTTATGGGTATCGTCTGAGATTGGCTTTCGTTTTTGTTGTTTAATTTTAATCGTTTGAAATTTGATTTTTTCTTACTCATCTATTGCGCCTTTTTACTTTCTTTTTTAGTTTCGTTAGGTCGTATGCGCCCGCTAAGCTGTCGGGCGCGTCGTCGTGCTTGGCTTCGGGATACTCCGTAAGCTGTTCTATAAGCAGGCTTTGACTTTGATGGAAGAGTATTTCACCGTCTTCTATAGGCACTTCAAGCTCCTCTATTCTTTGCCCTTTGCTTGCGGTATTATTCACGCCTTTTAAAGGTAGTTTAACGCCTATCTCAAAGGCCTTTTCTCTGATCCAGCCTCTAAAAAACTCCTGCCCGCCGTTGCTCTCTATCGCGCAAATGCGGCATTTATAGAGCTGATTAAGCCTAATGATCTCTTTGATGGTCTTTTTGGTCTTCATGACCTCTACTATGCTTTCTGCTACGTAGATCTTGGCTTCTGCCTTGCTCACTCCTAGCACCGTTATGGCCGTATAATCGCTCTTTTTCTTTTCGCCTGCGGGGTCGATATACATCACGAAGTAATCGCACCTCGGAAGCTCGCGGTAAAAATGCATACTCTCTTTGGTGAAAATTTGAGCCTCGCTTCTAGGATCGTTTTGCTGCTCTTTGTTAAAAGATTTCAAGTTTTCGGCACGCTTTTGCATGAGCTTTAGGATCGGTAGCGCATCCTCCCAAAGTACTCGCGCTCCGTCGTCCATAAAGGCTTTGTTTTTTAGATAAAATGTTTCACTAGCCTCTTTTGAGACGTTCTTGTAAAGCTCGCTCCATCTCTCCCATAAATCCATACGCTTTGGGAAATTTATGATGCTTTGATATTTCTTGGCATTCCAAAATTTAAGCTTTAACTTTCGCGCCAGCACACTATCGGCGTGAAGTACGGTGCCGATATAAAGCACGTCTAGGCTACCGTCTACGCTACCCAAATTTAAAACCGCTTCGTCTAGCCACTCCTCGAGCTTGTCGCGTTGCTCTTTGCTGCGCACGTTGGTGTCGTTTTCCAGGTCGTCTAGGACTACTAGGTCGGGGCGATAAACGCCGAATTTTACGCCGCGCAGTCTTTTACCCGAGCCAAAAGCCTTAAGCTTGACTCCGTTTTTAGATACGAACTCGCCTATCTTCCAATTTTTGCTTGCGCCGCAAACGTGCGGGAAGTCCATTTTTAAATTTGCGTTGTCCTCAAGTTCGGCTTTTATCGCCTCCAAGCACCCCTCGACCAGTTCCACGGCGTCTGAAATTTCGACGATGAAGCGCTTCTTGTTAAAACAAATACACCAAAGCGGAAGAAGCTGCGAGCAGTACGTGGTCTTTGCATGACCGCGCGGCGCGGCGCGGGCGTATTTGTCTCCGCTTGCGTTTTGCGTCATGGCTTCAAAAATCTGCGCTAGATCCTCGTGAAGCGCGCAAGAGCTGCTAATGCTAAAATAGTGCGGGAAATAAGTCCTTGCAAAAAACATAAAATCGCGCTCGGCGCGTTTTACTCTTGCGGCCCTATCTTTTGGCGACAGAGGGCTATTTAGATGTATCTGCTCTTTTAGCTCGCCGCTAAGCTCCTCCAGCCAGCCGTAAAAGTCTTTGCGCGTGAGCTTGCTAAGCTCGGGTTCTACGGCGCCGGCTTGCTTGTGCGTTTCTCTACTGTCTTCTAGGAAGCTGTCTAACTCATCTCTTGAAAAAAGCATACATCATCCTAAACGTCGAGTTCTTCGATAGCTTTGACGAATTTCTCGCTCTCGATGAGCTCTACGAGTTTTTTGATACACTCTTTGTTTTCGTCGTCTTTAAATTTATCGACTACTAGCATAATGACCTTTTTGGCGATGCTTAGGCGGTATGCCGCCGGGTTTTCGTAGCTTGCAACTTTGGTCATCTTAACGAAGCTATCGCCTATCTTTGAAAGCGCCTCGGCCTTTTTGCCCGCCGGCAGTTCGCTCTCTCTTATATCTTTTACGGCCAGGCGCATCTCTTCGATAAAATTTTGATAGATGTTCTGTTTATCTTCGCCGCTTTTATTTAGATAGCTTGCGGCTTTTAGTTCGTCCCAGTCGCCGTTTTGAGATTTGTAGTTTTTTATGGTTTTTACGGTTTTATTTAAAATTTCGGCTATGCGCTCAAGGCTGAAGCCTTTTAGATAAAGCTCCTTAGCAAGCTCTTTTATATTTGGTTTCTCAGCCATTTAAATCCTTTAAGTCCATTTTTTTCTCGCTGTGCCTAAACGCTCTTATACCGAGCCTGGGCGCGCTATCGTCTTCTATTTGGATCGGAAGCTTCTTGCTAGCCATCTTCAAAAGCAGGGCGTCCATCTTTTCTATCTGCTCATTCAGCGCCTCTTTGGGGAAGTTATTGCGCTTTTTGAGCTCGATAATAGTCAAATTTACGCCGATGTCTTTTAGTAGTGGCGTAGGGTTTTGCGGAAGCTTGATAAAAGAAGAGATATAAGCCAAGGCATCGTTTACGCTATCGTCTATGACGCCTTGATTAACGGCGCCGCTTCCTTCAAAGTCGCTGAGCTCTTGCAACTCTCTAGTAGAAACTTCTTTTAGTAGATCCTCGTTTGTTAAAACCATTATTTTGTCTCCAAATATTTTAAACCTTTTGACCGTATTCGTTATTAGCTTTTAGCGAGCGTTAAAAGCGCGTTAAAACGTTTAAAATATTTTTCTCGTAGTTTTAGTCGTTTTTGATTTAAAAGGGCGTGAAGCCCTTTTAAATTGATTTATTACATTTTTAACTCGATGATCGCGTCAAGCCTATTGCAGATCGGAAGCGGTCTGCTTTCACTAACAATGCCCCAGCCCATACCTTTATCCAGTACCTCTGGAGCTGCAGCGAAGAATTTCGTCGGAGCCTTTCCGATGGCAGACGTATGGTTTGCTCTCGTATAAACTACCTCAAAGATGTCGTCCATCAAAGGCACTACTACGCCTTTTTTGCCGCTCATGTAGCTCGTATCTTTGCCTTTTGTGTTTTTGTACGAGGCATCGTAAGGCATAAAGGTCTTGCCGAAAAGTTTAAGGGTTAAAACGCCGTTACTGTCAATGACTCCGCAGGATTCTAGCTTTAGAAGTTCATGGGCTTGGGCTAGTTTAAGCAGCTCGCCAAAAAGCTCTCTAGTTACTAGTGCGATATACGGCTTTGCAACACCTAACACCTCTATTTGCGCAGCCTCGATATTGCTTAATAAATCCAATAACTTAGTCGCATTCGTGATAGTTATCTCTTTTCTATTTGCGCTAAGCTCAAACAACACCTTTCCTTTGCCATCCATTACCTTACCGAAAATAGCGCCTATGGCCATATACTCTACGGTGTTGGTGATCTTGCTCTTTTGGCTAGCTAGTTTTTTGCCGATAGCCGCAGACAATGATTTAAGCTGCTCGCTTTGGGTATTGAGCGTTCTTAGTAAATTCATCTCGCTAGCCGGGAGTGGATCATACTGCGGGAAGCGAGGAAGCGGTACAGAGATGATAGTTTGGTCGGGATTTTTTGTCACCAAGTGCTCTCCGTTTTCGCTAACGCTTTCAAGGATTATGCCCGCACCTTTTTCGATAATAATGTTATGGGTGTTGGAAAGCGTCGGAGTCCATTTTTTGAAAAACGTATCCGTTATGAAACTTTGATCGGTCTTAGTCTGATTTATGATCTCAGTCATCGCCTCGACCGTAAATTTTTTTAAAAGTTCATCCATTTTTATATCCTTATCTCACTATAATTTTTTGTTTGAATAGTGCGGTTTTTAGCTCCGCGGCGGCGCCTTCCAGCATTACCTCGCCAAGCACCAGCACGTCGGCTTCTTTGGTGGCCTCTACGTTGTCGCATAGCACGCCGAATACTGCTTGGGCGTTTGCGATGGTCGTAGTTTGGTTGTCGCTAGTTACGGCCGCAAAACTCTCGCCGCCGTTAATACTAAACAGCACGGCTCCGCACTCTAGAGCCTTAGTGGTCTCTACTTTGGCGTTAACGCCTAGTACCTTGTTTACGACCACGTCTCCGACGGTCTTTGGCTTTTTTTGTTCGTTAGGCATTTTATTCTCCTCCTAATGCAAATTTAACGACGTCTATTTCTGCGTCCGATTGGCTTTTATTGGCAAACATATCGTTACTCGGTATACTCGTTTTTTGTTGCGGCGGCCTAACGCCCTTTTAAAACTCGTTACAGACGGTTTAAACGGCTTTTGCGTAGCTAAGCGCCCACTGCTTTTGGCTTTCTTGAAGCTTGTTTGCAATAATGGCTCCGTCTACCGCGCTTTGAGCTAATTGCTCTTTTAGCGTAGCGACCTCTTGTTTAGAGGCGTCAAGCTGATTTTTAAGCTCGACTATCTGAGCCTCATAGTTCGCGCCGTTTTGCGTAGTAGCCTGAGCCTGCGGCTCGTCTTTTGGATTTTTCGTATCATCCATGCTTGTCTCCTTTGTGAAATTTTTATTCGCTCTTACTTCTCCGAGTTCGTCTAAAAACGGCTTATTGGTTAGCGCCGCGGAGTGCAATGTGCAGCCCTGCCAAGCTCCTGTCTTTTCGTCTACGCCCATAAAGTCGTAAACCGGGCTAAGATATTTATATTCACCGTTTTTGATGAATTCTTTTGCTTTGGCTGTCCAACTTACGCGCCCGTAAAGCGCGCCGTCCTTTATAAAAAGCTCTTTTATCCAGCCCGCCGCGGGCGCTATCTCTCCGCTTAAAGTTTGGTGCTCATAGTCGATCACTATATCTAGGCTACGTTTGTCAAAATTTAGCTTCATTTTTTCTATGTCTGCAGCGTCTATACTAAACGTTCCTCCAGCGTGTCCTTGCCAAACGCCGGTTACGGCCAGGCAAATTTCGCTTAAAACTTCTTCTTTATCGTCCTTTAGTGCGATTAAGTCTTTTGTTATGAGCATAAGAATTCATCCTTTTCTAAAAATTGCGTTTGTATCTGCCTGGTGAGCACGTAGACGTAGCCGTAGTCGGTAATATCGTTTAGCGACGCCTTAGCACTTTGGGGCTCTATCCTAAACTCGTTACATAAATTTGAGTTTCTTAGCTTTTCATCTATCGCCTCGCATAGAGCGTAGGCTTTAAATTTATTGGCTTGTCGGTAGTTTTGATTTTTGTTTGAAGTGCAGGCTAGTATATGGATATTATACGTCGCACTTCGTTCTACTACGTTTTCGTATTTTTCATCCACGAACTCTACGAATACGAAGCTCTCGCCGCCTTTTATCAATAGTTCCATCTCTTCTTTGTTGTTAAACTCGCCCAAATACGCTCTAATTACCGAGTTTTTGGGTTCGGCCGCTTCTTTAATCGTGTTTATAAGTTCTTTTTCAAATTCTTCTAGCATTTAGCACCTTTGGTGTATTTTTGGCGCAATTATGAAATGTTTCGCGCCGAAAATCTATTACAGGACTTTGACAAAGTTTTTTGACAAAAAATCGTGATAGATTTTTGGATGGGTATGGCGTAATATTGCGGCAAAAGTTTGGAGAATGCCATGACCTTAATAGAAAAAATCAAAGAAAATGAGGGCCTTAAAGACCATAGGTACGAGGACAACTTAGGAAGACTGACTATCGGCTACGGCTTTTTGCTTGCCGCACTTACGGCCGACGAGCTAGCACTAAACGGCGGCAAATACGAACCCATGAGCAAAGAGACGGCCGATAAAATTTTAGAGCTCAAGCTTGAAAAACTAACCGCCGCGGTATTCGCGACGTTTGATTGGTTAAAGGAAAAACCGCAAAACGTCCAAGAAGTGGTGATAGAAATGGCCTATCAGCTAGGCGTTTCAAAGGTAAAGAAATTCGTAACCACGATGCATCATATAAGAATGGGCGAATACGAAGCTGCCTATCAAAGCGGCATGAATTCTCTTTGGGCGAAACAAACTCCAAACAGAGCAAAAAAGGTACTAGGAGGCTTATTGTGAAACTAACGATAACGCGCTTTAAAAATATAAACGACGGTACGATAGGAAAGTTTGAACTGTGCGAAGTGGACGAAAAGCCGCTACTTTCAGGCTATACGTTAGAGCCCGCGGGCGAAGACTGCGTAATGCCAGGGCGAGACCTACGCGTGCCGCAAGGAGTATACGAGACGGCGTGGGAATATAGCCCGCGCTTCGGACGAGTTCTAGCGACGCTTTTTAGCGATAAGGTAAGCAAAAACCGCCGTATACTCATTCACGCGGGAAACTATCCCAAAGATACGTTAGGCTGCGTTTTGCTAGGCGCGAAAGCGGACGAAAGAGGGATTTATGATAGCAAAAAAACGCTTGAAGCCTTTATGGAGCGAGCCAAAAATAAGCCGCTAACCGTAGAAATCATAAATAGGGGCGTTTAAATGGGATTTTTGGCGACTAAACTTCCTATCGTAGGTTTTGCGTTAGCTGCGCTTTTAGGTTTTGCTTGCGTAAATTTGTTTTTGGAAAATTCAAAACTCCAAAGTATAAATTCCGTCTTGCTTAAAGACCTTGAAAGCGTAAAAGAGAAAAACGAGCGACTAACCAAGGACTACACTACAGTCAAAAACAATCTAAGTGCCTGCAATACAGCTCTTGCTTCACAAAACGAAGCTATAAAGGCTGCTACGGTAAAGATCGACGATACCCCATCAAAAGAGGCCGAGAGAATAAAGAAGATCTACGTCAAAGATAAAAGTTGCGAAAGCGAGCTTGCAGCATATAAGGAGCTGTTTAAATGAGAATATTAGTGTTCTTTATGGCGCTCGTTCTACTTTTTTCAGGCTGCACAAACAAACAAGTACCTGAGCCTAGTGTTGTATATAAAGAAAAATATATGCCCGTAAGGTGCAATGCTAAGATGCCCGATAAGCCAAAAGACGACGGCAAATTTGAGACGCATAAGGCAAAGATGATCTATTACCGCGATTGCGAAAGAAAACTAAAACAATGTCTTGGAATAAAGGAAGAAGATGGAAAATAGCCTAGATTTTGGCAATGAGATAAGAGAGACAGCTGGATTAATAAATTTAGCTGGATCATGGGGGTTAAATGAATTTATCGTCTTTATGGCGATTTTTGGTTTTATCGGTTTTGTGGTGGTCTTTTTGCTGCTTAGTAGATATACGAGCAAAAACACTGATTTGATGATCGATGTGGTGAATAAAAATAGTGAAGCGATAAATAAACAAAGCAGCGCCACTGAAAAGCTAAGTGATATTTTAGCAGCAAATTTCGCAACAAACAAAGAGAAGCTTAATGAAATACATGAAGATGTAAAAGAGATCAAGCATAGCGTAAAGTATACGAGAATGCCAAGAAATAAAAAATTTAGCGAGCATATAAATGATTGAAGTTGGAATTATAAGCGAAGTAAGAGCAGACCGTGCAAAAGTTGCCATTGGTTCGATGGTAACTGATTTTTTGCCGGTATTTCAAGCACATGCCAACTCTTATGCAGTGAGCTTTTCACCAATACGCGTAGGAGAGCAAGTGCTAGTGCTACCTGTGCATGATGAGTTAAACTCAGGCGTGGTGCTTCGTGGGCTTTATCAAAGTTCATATAAAACTGATGCGACTGATAAGAAAGTACATATAAGTTTTGAAGATGGCATAAAGATGAGCTATGACAGCTTTAGCTCTTGCCTTGAAATTTCATCTCCAAAGCTTATAAACATAACTTGCGATAACGCAAATGTAAAGGCTAAGAATGTGATGGTGGAGGCCAGCGAGACAACGATAAAAAGCAGAGGCATAAAGCTACTTGGTAATACGCTCATTGAAGGGTCAATAAATACAGCAGGAAGCGGTGGTGGTAGTGGTAGCTTTGAGATAAATGGAGATGTAAGGATCACTGGCTCAATCACAGCAGGTGGTAATGCAAACTTTGGTGGCAGTGTAAGTGATGGACGTGGCAGCCTAACAGACCATACAAATAACGGACTTGCGAGGGATTAGTGATGAAATATCTCATTGATATAGAAAACTCTATCAAAGACATACTCCTAACTCCGCTTGGTAGTAGAGTGATGCTGCCTGAGTATGGCAGCAGAATTTATGAGCTAATAGACCGCAAGGTAGACGACGAGTTTAGGGCCGATCTTGCCTGCTACGTCAT